TGACGGTGCTCATTTGAGTGGCCCGGCGCGATCGAGAACGTAGTCCATCCACGTTGGCGTTTCCGGCTTGGTCCTGATCTCGACGTTATCCGACATCGGCGCGCCCTCCGCCCACAGACGCCAACTCAGACTGTTGCGCCCACCCGTCGGCTCGGGACCGCGCGTGCCACGGACGAGCGCGTCACCGACCACGGAGCCGGCCCGCGCGCCGCTCTCGGCCGAACGGTCAAGCCCGCTCATCGCGGCCTCTGCCGGATATGGCGAACAACTTCCGCATCGTCGGGTTTTTCCGCCTCGTATGTTGAATCAAAATAAATAACGCTGCCCTCTTGGCGCTTCTCCGCACCAGATCGAAGGCGCCCCGCTTTGATGTACTCTTCTGTTTTCTTATCCCACGCTTCTTTGCGCTTGTCCCAATCCGGAGACCAAGGCTCCGGCGCGTAATTCTCCACGTTTGCCGATTCCGGTACAACAGAGCGGTTAAGCCGCTCCCTAAACCCTGAACTAGGCTCGACAGGAATAATCAACCGAGGACCAACGGCCTCCCCGGCGCGCGCCCCAGCTTGAGCTCCAGACCATTGCTGATATTTTTCCGCTGACTTATCAAGCCCGGCCATCAGTGATCCTGGGTCTGCACGTCGGCGACCACGGCCCGCACCGTGCAGGGCAGCGGCGCCTGCGCTTCGAGGCACAGCCGCGCGTCGTTGTCCCAGTTGCCGGGGAACTCCACCATGTCCTCATCACCCTGGTCGATGATGGTGTTGACGCCGATCACCTCGCCGGCACGGACCTGCTTGAGACGATCCATCGTCGTGAAGTCGCCACCGATCCGCAGACCACGCGGGTGGGTATTGTAGATGCTGAGCCCGACGTAGTTGATTTTCTTCTTCTGCCCCAGCGCTGTCCCGAGCGCCGCACCGTAAGCCATCTTGGCGCTCTTGTACCGCGCCGTGTAGGATAGCCCGGCGATCACGGTCGAGGCCGCAGTGCTTAATGTAATCGTTCCGCCGCCCGATACCGTGTGCAGCTTGGGCGCGTCGGTCCCGTCATCCCAGACCACAGCGCCATCAGCCCACACCACAACCTGCGCCCCGATCAGGTGCGCCACCGGGATCGTCGTCGCCGGTGCGCCGCTGTAGACGACGTGGCTGTCGCTCAGACGGGTGTCGGTAGCGCCCTGCGACTGCGCCCATGTCGCCATCTTCTCGATATGGCGCACAGTCGAGCCGTTCACAGTACGCTTGACGATGTAGTAGACCTTGTTCTCAGGCTGGCCCGGCAGCACGCAGACATCCTCGATCAGGCCCGACGCCCCGGTGGTCTCGATCTCAACGAACGGGCTCACATCCTCCACAGGATTGAAAATCATCAGCGCCACGGTGCCGTCGTCGCGAACGAAATGAACGCGGGTCTCGGGCTGGCGCTGAGCCGCCATCGTCGTGATGCCGGGCTCGCCGATTTCCGGCACCAGAATATCAGCCTCCCGCGATACGTAGCCCTGCCCTTGGTCGTCCTCCAACAACTGAAAAATACGAACGTCGCCAGCCTGAATGAAAAAGCCGCGCTGGTCGACCTTGATGGCGCCGATGCGGGACGAACCGTTGGTGCCGGAATCCTTGATTGTGAAAGCGGTCGGAGTCACGGGCTCGTCGAAGTTGCTCGACCGGATCGTCAGCTCGGCGCCGTCGGTGCCAATCACGAGATGCTTGGTCGGCAGCGCCCAGTTGATGTTGTCGACCGGCCCGGAGCCAATCGTGCGATTGAGCGGCCCACTGTCACCATCGGTCTCCTCGTCGAAACTAGTGTAGGCGTCACTGACGCTGCCCCAGATGGCGTTCTTGCCAAACCACCACAGCCGGCCCTCGTAGAATGCCACGGCGGTCGGCCAGCCGCGATTGTCGCTCCACATTCCCTCGCGCCACGTCTCGGTGTAAGAAGTCGTCGGCATCGGCCGCAGAATCTCGGCCTCAAGCTGGGTCGACGATGTCAGTTGTAAGCCCCGTGCGACGCCGAACCTACCGCCACCTGCGTAACTGAAGGTTATATTAGCCGTGCCCGATGTATACTCGGCAGGGCGGAAGCCGACCCGAACCCACATAGCCGTATCAGCCACCGTCAGATCATGCGTGTTCGTAACGTTAACCGTCGTCGAATAAAAACCGTTGAAGCCGGAATCCTCACCATCGAACGAGCGCTCCAAAGTGATCGTGCCCACCCAAGTCCCGGTGAGCGTAAGGTTGACAGTGCGTTCGGCGGCAGTGTTGCCAAAGACACGGATCACCATACTATGCGTACCCTCACGCGCCAGACTGACGATGCTGACCTGGGTATTGGCGAAGATGCGGAACAGGGCACCGACATGGGTCGACTTGAAGAACGGCGCGTCGGTAACGAGGGATGTGGCCCCTCGTGTCGCGAGCCCGCTCGACTTCATCCGCACCTTGGCCGTGCGGTCGGTCGTGAAGGGGCCGTCCGGCACCTCGTAAACGCAGACCGACCAGCTATCGTTATCACGCCGCTCGATGCGGCGCTGCTGGTAGCCGGCGCAAGCCATGAACATCACATCGGCCGATTGATCCCAGCGCAGTTTCGGCAGATCGGCCGTCAGCCACGGCGTCGGTAGCTCAAGCGTGCCGGAGCCCTCGACTTGGACGCTGTCGATGTAGCGGTAGGTGTCGTCGCTATTCTCCATCTCCAGATAGAAGTTGCCAGTCGGCGTGAAGGCCAGCGAATGCTCACCAGTCTGTAGGGCCGTGGTCTTGACGTAGGTGTCGGTGCCACTGGTCGGGCCGACGCGGAACGTCACCGGGCCGCGCGTCACGATGACACGCAAGGCATGCACGACGTTTTGGTCCGGCGCAGCCACCGTCACGGTCTGGCCGACCGTCACCTTGCCGCCCAGGCTGGGGCAGTTCAGTTCGAGGTTAGTGCCGGTAACATTGAAGGTCGCCGTCGCGTCGCCGGTGGCGGTCACGGTCCAGCCCGTCCCGCTGGTCATGCCGCCGTTGGTCACGGCGCTCGACACCGACGGCCGGGTGATCAGAGCGTCGTTCTTAAGCACCCGCATAACGATGTTGGTCAGCAGCAACGCCTGCGCGTCGGTCGTAGCGGCGACGAACGGGATCGGCTTGCAGACAGCATTGCTCTTGGTCGCAGCGATGTAGCCCAGTCCGGGACGCAAACTCATAGGGCCGAGCACCTGCGGCAGCCAGTTGACACTGGACTCGGCGGCAAGGCGAAGGCGGTCGAGATCGACACGCGCCAGCGCCAGCGGGCTCACGAGCCCGCGATTGAACGCCGATATGAGCGCGTTCGTACGCGGCATTACTGACGGGTCCGCTCGTTGCGGGTCGAGCTGCCCCACCGCGCCGTGATCCACGAACCACGCGGCTGGAACTGCGGCGGCTGACCGATGGCGTCGCGGGCCAGCGCGTCGCCGCGCCGACGCCTGCGCAACTCGTCCATGTCCTTGAAGCTGGCGTTCTTGTGATGCACCGCCATCTCAGCGGCGAGATGGGCCTGCACGAACAGCGAGAACGACGGCGTCCAGATCGACGGGTCCATGCCATAGGCGGCGTCGCCGCTCACGTACTTGACGTAGAGCGGCGTGCTGTCGGCCTTCCAGTAGCCCGACTCGTCGCTGTAGTCGATCAGTGGTGTGGCGAAGGTCTCGTCGAGGCTGATCGCCGAGGTTCGCAGCCAGTCCTCGGGCTTCTCGAAAGCGTAGGCGTAGCCGTGGGTCAGAATAACGCTGGGATCGGGGTCGATCTGGATGTTGCGTATGCAGAAGTTCCAATCTCCAGCCTCAAGACACGCCTTGACGTGCTCGGTCCAGAGATCGTCGAGGATTCGCCGCGGCTCGCGGGCCTCGCTCAGCGATGCCAGGCGCGTGTCGCCCAACAAGCGCAGGACGCCATTAAAAATGGATAGTTTGTCCGACATGGCGCCCTACGCCGCCTTGCGGCCGGGATAGAGGCGCGCCATCTCCTCGCGCGCCGCCGAGTCGGTGGCGAAACCGTGGGCCACGACGCTGCC